CAAGGACTTCCGTCCTTGCAGGCAATTTGCCGTCTGCGAAGCAGAGCAACAAATTCCTATGCGAGTCAAGCTCGAAGTTTATTCTTCTAGTGAGATATCATACCCAACCCGAAAGGGAGGAGTATGATGTTTATTTAACCCCGTTATTTAACCTACTCGTTATGGTAATGTTCTCTGTGAGCCCCCACAGCGGTTGCACTTAATAAGTGATTCCGAGTGACCTAGATTGGGTAGTTAGTCCATTAAGCATTGAAGCTGACATGGTACGTATTCTAACCCTCTAGATTCCCCGTCTTTAGGGAGGCACTCACACTGAATTGCGATGGTGGTGACGCCATCGCTCCCTTGGTCTGCACAAGCGACCGGGAACGAGAGCTCCCGAAGTAGTAGGAAGTCATCTTCGAAAGAGAAACCTATCAATAATTAATAGGCCCCACTCCGTAACGGAATGGGGGTGACAACTAGTCGGGTGGCACCATCTGAAGACTAAGGTCCCGAAAGGGATAGGGAATCACCTCTGTTAAGGTGTATAGGTAGTAGAGGTCTTCCTAAGCAGTACCAGGTAACCGATTGCCAGTTAACTCTGGTACTAGGTTGAAGATATCTTCAAAATGCTACCCTAGTAATAGGAATAGCGGGGCCTGAGATTTGTGTTGGATATACCTCTACGAACCTAAAGGTGATAACTCCACCGACCCTACCAAGGGTGCCTGCAGCCCTCGCAAGAGGAAACTGAAGGTGTAAACAAGTTTAAGGCAACGCATCATCTAAGCGAACTTAAATGAAACTTCGGAATATTATCCCGATCGCTAAAGCGGTCGCCGGAGCCGTGTTTACATGGCAGACCACTGTAAAAGGTGGTCGCGCCCTGGGAGCAGCCCTCACAAGGGTCCTGCATCTCAGGGACGGAGGAGTCACTGCTAGATGGTATACAGCAACAATAGAATTTGGGCGCTTCGTCGTGCATCTGCAACGATCAGGTGGCTGGGTCTACGTTGTGAAGTACCTCAAAGCTTGTTCTGTTTTATTACAGCAAGCCTCTGGAGGTCAACGCATTAACGCGACCCAGGAACTAGGCGCAGCAGTTTCACGGACGCAGGGGACCGGCATTCCTCGTGTGATACCAGCAGTAATGCGTAAGAGCATTCGCTCGGGCGATACGTGGACCATAAGGATTTGGCTTTCGTTCTTCCAGTTATATCGAGTAATCGAAGTACCTGGAAAACTTAAACTTCAGTCGATCACTGATGGGTCAGCAATGACGCCCAACTTCTTAAAAGGCTGGGTCCTCTTTTTAAATGGTTGGCTACCCTCTCTCTTTCGTGAGATTGGGTATGACTGGCTAGCCACTCTTTGGGAGCGGCGTCGAAGCTCGTGCGCAAGCATGAGTACCGCCAGTGATCTACCGCCGGGGAAGCCCCTTGGCGAGGTTATTACCTATGTAGCATCACTGGTCGCGTCGTGGATCACCTTCGAGTGGAAAGGGATCCCTTGTAATCTAAAACCCCGGTTACTGGCTCTGTTTAAGTCGGGACCTAACAGTGGCGGTGCACATGAGAAATCTTATGTGGACGGTCGCCCTATGGTTAAAAAAACCAAGGGTGGCAAGACTATTCCTGCGGGTACTTCGACCAATTCCGGTGCTATCTTCACTGACGCCATGCAATGGCTGATGTTTAAGAGAAAACCGGAAGAGGCGGCCGGTCATTTACTGACCGACCTGTACCCTTATCTACAGGAATGGTTAGACACCGTTGATGATCGTGCCATTGGTAGGATCATTGCCGTTGCTGAAAAGGTAGTAAACTGGATCGAGTCTCAGAAGGAAACCGATGAGTCCGGTACAGTAGTAAATTACTACAACCCATTTAAATATCCCGGTTTCGGCCGCCCAAAGGGGCTCGGGAAACTAGGCTACAAGGTCGAGCCTGCTGGTAAGATCCGTGTTTTTGCCATGGTGGATAGCCTCACACAATGTGTAATGAAACCACTTCATGACCTTCTGTTCTCAATCCTGAGAAGGATTGAGACGGATGGGACATTTAACCAGATACGACCGGCCCAGCGTCTTATCGACCTGGGGCACCGTTCGTTCTGGTCATATGACCTCTCGTCAGCGACTGACCGGTTCCCATTAGCATTGCAACAGGTAATGATCTCGGCATTAATTGGGCCGAGACTGGCTGAACTCTGGGCTAGGATTCTCGTAGAGAGATACTATCTCACGCCCCGACCTCCGGAAGGAGTTAAGGGCCCCGAGGCTGATACACCTTTAGTGTATGGGTCAGGGCAGCCTATGGGCGCTCTGACCAGTTGGGCAGCCTTCAGTCTAACTCACCATGTTCTAGTCCAATACGCGGCGAACCGTGCGTTAGGTATCTATGGGTTCTTCAAAGAATATGCCCTCCTTGGTGATGACATTGTCATAGCAAACGCCAACGTAGCCAGAGAATATCTGCTCCTCCTCCAAGAGATTGGGGTCGAGTATGGGCTGGCGAAATCTTTGATTTCGTCAACCGGTGGGTTTGAGTTTGCAAAGCGAACTTTTGCCCACGGGAAAGACGTTTCAGGAATATCACTCCTTGCACTAGGTATTGCGAAAGCAGACCATAGTGTTCTGGAGCAAATCCTGACTCGTTTTGGGGTCTCCGGCACGCTTATGGAAACATTACGTGTCGCCTCCAAAGTCCTAGGCTACGGTTTCCGGTCCCTCGCACGGCTTCCAGCCGTGTTAGGGAAGAAATCGCGTCTCCAAGGTCTTGCAATCTTACTATCCCGCCCTGGGTCACCATGGGGCCTTTCCGTTATGGAGTGGCTCCTACAGTGGCAACCAGGGTTGGCTAGGGAGGTACCGCAAGAGGCTCTCTCAGCAATGGGAGAGCGTCTTTGGGATTCCCTAAGGTCTAAGACCAAGTCTTCCATAGTAAGGGCCAGGGCGAGATTGGAAACAATTATCGCTCCTGACTCATCGTACGGTGGTAACATCGATACGTGGTTTGACGAAAGTAACCTCCATGCGGAAGCCTGGAACGTGTACGTCGTCTTACCCTTAGTGGGAGAGTTGAAGGTAGACCTACGGGACCTCGAGAAACGGCTGGACTCTTTAGAAAGACCATCGTTAGACGATCTCAATGAGATCTGGGCTCGAGTTGAGGAAATAAGGGACGCGATTGCCGCGTTACCGAATCCAAATTTCTTTGAACGAAGTAACTTAGACTTCGGAGGAAAGAAGCGGTCGGCCATAATTATGGCCTTCCGCTCTGCTCAAGCCTGGTTACAGACCGAATTAGCTCGTAACTTATCGCAGCGATGTCTACCAATCAAAGGGATGGCAATGGGCGGAAGCGAAGAGACCCAACTCAGTGTAATACATGAAGCTGATGTTGTGATTCAGACACCTGAGATCACTGACTCCACGCCTGAGTTAGGCGGAACCCCCGGCCCTGGGGCACAATTCGCGCAAATGAATGCACGAAG